TCGCGGTGGTATCCGAGAGTGCGGAGCTGCACGACTTCTACGACCGCGAGCTCTTCGGGGCGGTCGCATGATTCCCCCCGACAAGCGCCTACAGAAGGGCTCCCCCAGGACGAAGGCCATCTCCAAGAAGGGCTCGGAGGCCTCCGTCCGCGTGCGTCGGCAGAGGAAGGAACTTAAAGAGGTGGCCAACGCGTGGCTCGACCAGGCCCTGCAGAAGGGCTCCCCTATCCGCCAGCAGCTCGAGAAGCTCGCCGGGGAAGGTGTGACCATCACCACCGGGGGGGACGCCCTCATCGGCTCGCAGTTCCTCCGGGCGACCATCTATCTGGACACACGCGCCGCCGAATTCATCCGCGACACTGCGGGCCAGGCTCCGGTCCCGCCGTCCCCGACCGTGGACAATCCGATCCTGGCGGAGTTCGCCAAGGTCTTCGCGGAGGCTTCGCGCACCCCGCCCTCCGAGGACGAGGAGCCATTCGAGGTCTGAAGATGGCCATCAAGTGCGACGTGCGCCCCTTCCCCCGGCGCGTCATGCGGAGGATGGCATGCCAGGACTTCCTCCAGTTCTACGAGGGTCCCGTCCGTTCGGGGAAGACCCTCTCCTCCCTGCTGGCGTGGCTGATCTACCTGGAGTCCAACCCCGTGTCCCACGTGATGATGTCGGGGGACTCCCTCGGTTCCATCTACCGCAACCTGCTCGGAGGCAATTACGGCCTCCTCTCCCTCTGCCCGGGATCGTACACCACACGCAAGGACAACTGCAACGCGGTCATGCTCCCGACCTCGCACGGGATGGTCACCGCCTACCTCTTCGGCGCGGCCAATGCCGGCTCCGACGAGCCTATCAGGGGTGTCACCGTGGAGGGGTGGTACGCAGACGAGATCACCCTGCACCATCCTGACTTCGTCGCCGAGGCCCTGGCCAGGACCGCCATATCCCCGCATCGTGTCAACATCTGGACGTCCAACCCGGAGGACCCGGACCACTATATCTACACGCAGTACACCGATCGCTTCCGCGCCATGTCCCCGCAGGACCGGGCGGACATCGGCGGATACCACGAATTCCATTTCTCCCTGGAGGACAACCCGGTCCTGACCCCCGAGCGTGTGCGCCAGCTGTCGTCCCAGTTCACCGGTCATGAGCTGGAGCGCAAGATCTACGGTCGGCGTGTCAAGGCCGAGGGGCTGGTCTACGGGTCCATAGACCTGGGGACGGTCTTCCGGTCCGTCGAGGGGAAGACCTTCTTCAACCTGTGCGGTATCGACTTCGGTATCGACCATCCTACTGCGATGGTCTTCGGCGGGTCCATCGTGGGTCGCAAGGGGTGCTACTACATCCAGACGGAGTTCTATCCGACGGATGCCCAGCGCAAGACCTGGACGGTCGCGGACTATTGCGACGAGTTCGTCCGCATCTGCGAGGACAGGGGGGTCAAGCCGTCGTCGGTCCGCACGGCGATAGATCCCGGAGGCGGAGGCAAGGCCCTGATACGCGAGTTCCAGAGGCGGGGGCTGCACGTCCTGACCGCGGACAAGCCGGTCCTTAATGGGATAGCGTTCCTATCCCGGATGCTCTCGACCGAGGCGCTGATAATCCATCCATCCTGCGTCAATATCCGTAGGGAGATGGGGCTGTACTCGTGGAACACCCACGCGTCCCCGGGGAAGACCGAACCGCTGAAGAGGAACGACGACGCGCTGGATGCATTGAGGTATCTCGCATATACGCTGATAGAGCCGGCATACCGGGGTACCGAGAGGGCACCGAAGTATCAGTACAGGCAGGCGAAGGTGCTCCTGAACTCCCTGTGATAGAGAAGGACATTGTATAGGGTGGGAGAAGAAACTACGGAGCAGGGCCTAACAGGTGAGACCCGTTCTCCCTCCTCCACATAGGACATTCGATTGTATGATTTAATACTTTTTCATTACAAAAGGTTGTCGCCCCTGTGACCCGGCGCATGGCCGGAGGGGGATCGTCGAGGGACGGTCCCGTGTCCTCCGGGGGCCTCTGAAACCTTTATCTACGATAGTAGAAATTCAACTCGGCCCGATATATGGACGTTTTCGGCGTATTTAATCGTTTGCGGAATGAGGGTTTAAAAATCACCGTGAGGATGATTCACGCATGAAGACTCTGCCCCGTCCGCGTATCAAGGCCCTGCCGGAGGCCGACCTCACGTCGAGGACAATCCAGCGTGCATACTCCGAGTGGTCTGCACACCTCGGCTCCTATCGGATCCTCCAGGACTACTATCTTGGGGCCTTCCCCCCGTCCCTGGTGACGGCCAACCAATGCCGGTACATCACAGATACCAAAACCTACTTCACATCCGGCCTCCCGACGCAGTACACGCATGCCGTGGACGACGAGGACGCGATGGAGATCGAGGACCTCTTCCACACCCAGAACAAGCCGCTGCTCGACCAGCGCATAACCCGGGGGTGCTCCATCTTCGGGAGGTGCAATGAGCTGGTATTCCTGGACGAGGGCGGGTCCCCCAAATCCAGCTATGTGTCCCCCCTGGACGGCTTCGTGGCCTTCGCCCCGGAGATGGACGGCCCTGCGGTCTTCGGCGCGGTGCACTACAGCGTCAAAGAGGACGATTCGACCACCACCCACCTTCTGGATATCTACACGTCCACCGACGTGACGCGCTATCGTCAGAGCATGCGCGGGTCCGAGTACGGCTGGACGGCCATGTCCGACCCGGTGCCCCACGGCTTCGGCCGTGTCCCCCTCATCGAATATCAGAACAACGACTACGCCTTGGGCGACTTCGAGCAGTGCATCGCACTGCAGGACGCGATCAACTCGCTCCTCTCGGACCGTCAGGCTGATAAAGACAAATTCGCCCAGGATTACATGGTGCTGAAAGGATTCCTCCTCGGCGAGGACGACGAGGAGCAGGAGGACGCCATGGAGCGCCTGAAAAAGAAAAAGCTCCTCCAGATATCCGGGGACGATGCCGATATCTCCTACCTCACGAAGACATACGACGAGGCAGGTGTCCAGGTCCTCATGGACGAGTACCTCCGGGAGGTCCACAAGACCGCATTCGTCCCGGACATGTCAGACAAGGAGTTCGGCACGGCCTCCGGCGTCGCCATACGCTACAAGCTCCTGGGCCTCCAGGACCTGGCCCAGGGATTCGTCTCCCAGTTCGGCATAGGCTACACCCGGAGGTGCAAGCTCTATGCCAAGGCTCTCAACCTCTCCCCCGACATCTCGCAGATGCGTGCGCTCTTCAAGTTCAACATCCCCTCGGACCTCACCTACGAGTCGCAGTCGCTGACGACCCTGGTCACCGGCGGCATCATCTCCGAGAGGACCGCCCGCGAGAACTGCACGCTCATCGAGGACGCGGACGCGGAGACGGAGGAGATAGAAGCGCAGAGGGCGGCACGCGCACAGATAGACAAGTCGGTCTACGAGGACGACTTCACCGGGAGCCTGATGAGGCTGGAAGATGCCTGACGACGATAGTCCGGACACCAAGGCCGAACGCTACCACCGCTTCGATACCCTCCTGGCCTCGACCATCTCCCGAGCCGCGATCCAGGCGAGCAGGGACATCGTCTCCGATGCGGAGCGCATCCTGTCCACCTACGCCAAGAAGGGGGGCTTCTCGACCAGGTCGGAGGCGCTGATGTACCTGCGGAGCTACATCCGCCCCTCGGACTACGAGGTCCTGCTCGCCAGGGCGCAGACCCTGCCGGAACCCCTCCGGACCCAGTGGTACACCCGGCTGTCCACACCCGCCTACCGCTGGCGCATCACCAACCGCGAGGCGGTCTACGCCTCGACGCAGATGGCGACGCTCCGGGCGAGGGGATACGCCAGGGAGATGATGACCGGACGGGCGCGGACCGTCGCCTCGGATGCCATGGCGAGGACGGCGTACTCGGTCTCCAAGCGTGCGGGGATGGCGATAGCCTTCGACATGCCTAACCAACGGAACCTCAACGGCCTCCTCCGCAAGATGGACCTCGCCTCCAATGTGGAGCTGTTCATGGATACGCTCTCCACGCAGTACGAATCGCTCATCTCCGGTATCCTCTCGGGGAAAGATTTCAGGGAGATATCCGCCGAGATATCCGCCCGCGCCGATATGACGCCGTACAAGGCCAAGCGCTTCGTCCGGACGACCATGACCACGGTCGCGGCCGAGGGGGAGATAGCCGAGGCGCGGAGCCTCGATATCAAGCGCCTCCGCTTCACCTGTACATTCGACGAGAAGACCTGCCCGGTCTGCTCCGCCCTGGACGGGACCGAGTACGACGCGGACGATCCGGACATCATCGTCCCGGGTCCGGAGGGGACGCACTGGAATTGCCGGTGCTCCCTGACACCCGTCATCCCCAAGGGATACGGCGAAGGCAGGAAGCGCTTCGCCAGGGACTCGGAGGGCAGGAGCATCCGGGTCTCCGGAGACATGTCCTTCGACGAGTACTCCTCTTTGTACATCAAGGAATGATTTTTAACATACGGTTTAAAAATTAGCCTTGTGGTAAATTAATCACCATAACGGAGGGTTAACCGTGACTGAAGAGACAGAGACACCTATCAAGCCCAGCGCGGGCACAGAGACCGAGACCGAGACGGAGGTCCCCACCCCATCGGCGCTCACACAGGACCAGGTCAACGAGATCATATCGAGAAGGTTGAACGAGGTCTCCGCCAAGCACAAGGCGGAGACCGACGCGCTCCGGAAGAGATACGAGGACGAGATGGCCAAGTCGCAGATGAGCGCGGAGGAACGGGCTAAGGCCGAGGTCGAGGAGAAGATCGCCGAGCTGGAGCGCACCAACGCCGAGCTCAAGCGGACGTCGGGCCTGAAGGACATCAGCCTCACACTACAGGGAGCGGGGCTCCCCGCGGGGCTGGCTCCGTACTGCTACGACGACGACGAGACGGTGGTGGCATCGCGGGTGTCGGAGCTGTCGAAGGCGTTCGCGGCCTCGGTGAAAGCCGGGGTTCTCGCGGAGCTCCACAAAGGGGCACCGCAGGCTCCCTCCGGGGATGCGGCAGGCGCGCCCGCGGACATGCGTGCCGTGATGCGCAGAGCCGCGGGCCTGAAAGAGTAAGAAGGTAAGGATTGAGAAGAATGACAGGATCATATACAGGAACCGGTGCCGCTAATACCATCGGCACCGTAAAAGAGTACCTCGCCGGCATCGCCGACGATGTGTACAAAGCGACTGCCAAGACCGCGGGGTGGGCCCCCGACCCTCTCCTCGTAGAGGGTTTCCAGGGCGCAAAGTCCGGCTACATCGCCGACCTCGACATGGATGGCCTGGGGACATACAGTAAGTCGTCCGGCTACCCGAACGGGTCTGTAACACTGACGTGGACCGAGTACACCCTCGCGAACGACCGTGGGAGGGCGTTTACGCTCGACAACCTCGACGTGCTCCAGAGCAAGGGCCAGGCTCAGGCCTCCCGCGTGCTCTCCGAGTTCATGCGTCAGAAGGTCGTACCGGAGATCGACTCGCTCAACATCGCGGCCGTCGCACAGAGCATAATCGCCAATCAGGGCGTGGTGAGCAACCACAAGGGCAACAGGATAGAGTACAACTACACCCCCGC